GTGATTATGCGGTTAGAGCTACAAGCACAACATTAAAAACATATTACAAAAATAAAAGCGGAGCGTGGGTAGAAGTAGGTAGTGCAGCTTGGAAGAAAAGTTGGCCATCAGTTACAAGTACAGCCGGGGGCACAACTGGCACAGGTGAAACACTTACTATTGATATAAGTGGAGTACCTGTTACTATTACAACCTCAGGTACAACACTTACATCTTTGGCATCTGATATTACCGGTGCAGGTATTACAGGCATTACAGCAGCAGTTGTTGATAACAAACTAGAAATTTACAACGACGGTAGTGGAAGAGACTATATAGTAATTGCAGACGGTACAGGTACTCCATTAGCAGATGTAGGCGTAACAGCAGCTACATATTATACCACTGCATTAACTATTGCACCGCATACAAGTGTTCCAGAATACAAGTCAGGAGATACAAATCCTAGACCAACAGGAAGCTTGTGGGTTAAAACTACAGAACCAAATTTAGGAGCAAATTGGAAAGTACGTAGATGGAATGGTTCTACAGAAACTTGGGATTTAACATCTTCACCAATTTATACTGATAATGCAACAGCTATACAAAAGCTAGATAATTCAGGTGGTGGTGCAAATTTAGCATCTAATTCATTGTATGTAAAATATAATGCTGCTAATGATACTCCAGAATTAGCATCATATTATGTATATTATAGAGCCTCATCTGGTGCAACAAATGTTACATCAGAAAAAATTATCGGAACTACATTTGGCTCAGGTGCAAAAACATTTACTGTAAGTGAATCATTAAAAGGCAATGCTACAATGACTGCGCCTGTAACAGCAACGTTTACAGCAACAGGTGCAATTGGAGATGCAGATTTAATGGCAGAAGCAGTAAACAACTTAGGTTTAGTTAATGTTTCAGCAACTGTAGATAGTCAAAATAGAGTTACTATTACACATAGACTAGGTGGAGAAGTAAACTTAGTAGATACAGATAATGCGCTTTCTGATGCAGGATTTGTAGCAGGAACCACTGCTAACTTATACTGGCAACCGGGCGAAGATGGTAGTAATCCAGAAAAACTTACTGCATCGTTATGGAAAGGCCTATCATATACAGCAAGTAGCACTGCACCAACTGCACTAGCAGCAGATGGAGCACTATGGTACAGTAGTGTAATTGATGAAATTGATATTATGATTCACGATGGTACAAAATGGGCAGGATATCTAAATGCTGATTCTCCAGTGTATAACGCAACTCCTGCAAATGCACCTAGTGCAGCAGGACCAATTGTAAGTGCAGCAGAACCAGATAACTCAAGTCGTCCAGATGGTAATAACTTAGTAACTGGCGATGTTTGGATTAGCACATCAGATTTAGAAAACTTTCCAAAAATATACGTGTACAATAGTGCGTTAACAGGTAATAAATGGGTATTGTTAGACAATACTGATCAAACTACCGAAAATGGTGTACTATTTGCAGATGCACGTTGGAGTACAAATGGTGGTACAGCAACAACGCATACCGAAGGTGAAATTGCTGATCTGATTGTAAGCAACTTTGTAGACACAGATTGTCCAGATCCAGCACTATATCCAAAAGGTATGTTATTATGGAACACACGTAAGAGCGGATTTAACGTTAAGCGTTTTGTACGTAATTATGTAGACGTATCAGGTGTAAATGTGCGTATGGGAGAAGCAAGCCAAGCAACTTATTATCCACATAGATGGGTAACCGAGTCAGCAAACAATGCAGATGGTTCGGGTGCATTTGGTAGAATTGCACAGCGAAAAGTTGTTGTACAAGCATTGCAAGCAATGATTAACAGTAACGATGATATTAGAGATGACGAATCACGTATCTTTAACTTAATTGCAACACCAGGATATCCTGAATTAATCGGAGAAATGATAAGCTTAAATGCAGACAGAGGATTGACAGGATTTGTTATAGGTGATTCACCAATGCGTTTAACACCAGATGCAACTTCATTGAATAACTGGGCAACTAATCAAGCATTGGCACCAGAAGATAACGATGACGGCTTAGTAACACGTGATGAATACTTAGGTGTTTACTATCCAAGTGGGTTTACAAGTGACAATGCAGGTAATAATGTAGTTGTTCCTCCAAGTCATATGGTGCTACGTACAATGGCACTAAATGATCAAGTTGCTTATCCTTGGTTTGCACCAGCAGGCACAAGACGTGGCGGTGTAAACAATGCAACAGCAACAGGATATATCAATGCTGAAGGCGAATTTGTAAGTATTGCACTTAATGAAGGTCAAAGAGATACATTGTATCAAAACAATGTTAACCCAATTACATTCTTAACAGGTGCAGGACTAGTTGTATTTGGACAAAAAACTCGTGCTAGAGCTGCAAGTGCCTTAGATAGAGTAAATGTAGCGAGACTTACTGTTTACTTACGTAGTCAGCTAAATCAGCTTGCTAAACCATACTTGTTTGAACCAAACGATAAAATCACACGTGACGAAATCAAGCAACAAGTTGAAAGTTTAATGATCGAACTAGTAGGACTTAGAGCTCTTTATGACTTCTTAGTAGTTTGTGATGAAACAAACAACACACCAGCAAGAATTGATAGAAACGAATTGTATGTAGATATTGCTGTAGAACCAGTAAAAGCAGTAGAATTTATTTACATTCCGCTACGTTTGAAAAACACAGGAGAAATAGCAGGATTATAATCATTAAGTAGGGTGTTATTAATTTAACATCCTACAATGATAAATACTTGTAGATAGGAGTTATATATGGCAATCTCAACACTCACAAATATTACAGTGCCTTTGGCAAATGATACAAGCGCAACCAACCAAGGTTTGCTTATGCCAAAGTTACAATATCGTTTCCGTGTTACACTAGAAAATTTTGGTGTATCAAATGAAACACAGGAACTTACAAAACAAGTTATAGATGCAAGTCGTCCAACAATTAGTTTTGAAAATCAAGAACTACACGTTTACAACAGTAAAGTAAACATTGCTGGTAAGCACAGCTGGAATGAAATTACTGTCAACTTGCGAGATGATGTAAACGGAAATGTTACTAAGCTAGTCGGCGAGCAACTACAGAAGCAATTTGATTTCTTCGAACAAGCAAGTGCTGCATCAGGTATTGATTACAAGTTCACACAGCGTTTAGAAATACTAGATGGTGGTAACGGTGTAAATGCTCCAAATGTTTTAGAAACTTGGGAAATTTACGGTGCATACCTAACATCAGTCGATTATGGGTCAGTTGCTTATGCAAGTAGTGATCCAGTAACAGTTGCACTTACAATTATGTACGATAACGCAATCCAAACACCAGTCGGAACAGGCGTAGGTAGTACAGTAGCAAGAAATGTAAGCAGCCTTTCAACAGGTGGCGGCAGCTAACACATAACATAGAGATTGCACAAAAAGGAGTCTTTATGGCTCCTTTTTTTATTATGTACGTGTTTTTGTAAAATGATAAATACGTTATGAGTAAGTTTAATGGATTCTTTGATAATTTTACTAGTTCTTTAGGAAATCCTAAAGGCAATATGGGCGACTATGCTCACGCTAGTGCATTGTATGTGCGCAATAATTTACGCCTTGCACCTAACTTCAAATTTTTATATCACGTTGTATTTGATATAAATCAAGTTGCCCTAGCATCATTGGGAAACTCAGTAGGACAATTACTAAACAAAAAAGAATTTAATCTATTAGTATCATCAGCAGATTTGCCTAGTTACACTTTACAAACTGATACAAAGAATCAATACAATAGGAAAAAACTTATACAAACAGGATTGAGATATGATCCTGTAAGTCTTACATTCCACGATGATAATGCAGGTTTAACAACATTACTATGGGAAACATATTTTAGATATTACTACCAAGATCCAAATTATGCAAGAAAAAATGCTGCAGGACAACCTGATACAACGGTACCGTTACCTTATATTAACAATCCTGATAATATATACGGAAGTGACATTAGGAACAGTTACAGATATGGCTTGGACAAAACTAGACCATCAGCACCTTTCTTTAATAGTATTACAATAAATCAATTGCACGGTAATAGTGGACAAAGTACATTTACTAGTTATACAATGGTAAATCCTTTGATAACTAGTTTAAGACACGATAATCTCGAACAAGGGTCAAATAGTTTTACAAAAAACGAAATGCAAGTTGAGTATGAATCTGTTATGTATGGCAGAGGGTTGACTACACAAGACAATCCAGCAGGCTTTGCTGATCCATCACATTACGATGTTACACCTAGTCCATTATCTATAGAAGGTGGAGGCTCAACTAATTTATTCGGAGACGGTGGTATTTTAAGTGGTATTACATCTGTGTTTAAAGATATAGAAAATGGTAATAGTAATATAGGCACTGTATTAACTGGTATAAACACGATTAGGAATATTAAAAATTTATCAAATGCTGATCTAAATGCAGAAAAAGATTCTATTTTAAATGGTGCATTAGCTATATTTGCAACTTCTGCTATAAACGGATTGAACAACGCAGTATTTCCTTCTGGAAATACTGCTGCACAAACACAATCATTACAACTTGCAGATAATAATAATAGTATCTTCAGCTTACCACGTAATGATGCTTTGAATGTTTTAAATAATAATCAACAAGCCAAAGACGACTTTGCATTTAGAAATCTTTACTTTAATTCACAACAATCGGGAAATTTAAACGATAGAAAAGAAAGTTGGAATAGTTTAAGTAGATCACAAAAAGATGCGTTTGGACAAGTTGCAATAGATAATTTTGATAATATAAGGAATGCGCAATGAGTAATAATTACACAGATATAGCAGGTATATCAAAAAATCAAGATAGTGCAGGAGAAGTAAAAGAATTCTTTAACAAATATTTTACCAAACAAATTAATTTTACATCTAATCAAGTAGATAGTGTTGTTGGTTTTTTTGAAAAAAGAGGTTTTGAAAAACAAAGTGCTATTGCTGTATCTACTGTAATATTACAGCAAGCTGAATTAGAAAAGACACCTGTGTATAGTATTTTAGATACTTTAAAAGGATTAACCGAAGTACAAATTAGTAAATTAGTTACCACAATTATTAATGTAAACAGAAGTAAATCAAGTGCATTAGGTTATCAAGTGTTACCATTGGTACAAAGTAGAGAAGCTAGAAATATTGTGTTGTAATGGCTCGTTTTGCTCAAGGAAAGTATGCGCTTAAAAATCCTAGCAAATATATAGGAGGCAGAACGCCAACATATAGAAGTAGTTGGGAATACGCTTTTATGCGTATGTGTGATACAAATGAAAATATAACAAAATGGGCAAGTGAAGCAGTAAAAATACCCTACAGAAACCCACTAAGTGGAAAGTACACAATTTATGTTCCTGACTTTTTTATGGTTTATGTTGATCGTACAGGTAAACAAAAAGTTGAACTGGTTGAAGTAAAACCATCAAATCAAACTACATTAGAGAAAGCAGGCCGTAGTAGAACTAATCAATTGCACTACGCAGTGAATCAAGCAAAATGGTCAGCAGCTAGAGCCTATTGTAAACAAAAGGGTATGCTGTTTCGAGTTGTAAATGAAGGAGATATATTTCATCAAGGCAAACGTAGATGATAATATATTGTGCAGCTGATCCTGTATACTTTAATCTTTACTTTGATTTATGGATTAAACAATTAAATAAATTTTATAACAATAAAAAAATAATTGCTTTGTATAAACCAAGCAACAGTATTATACAAAAATGTAAGAAATACAAAGTAGAAAGTGTAGATGTTACAAATTTATTTCCTACTAATCCTACAAGAGAACACTTTTATCTACTACGTTGGCTTTGTTTACCTTATTACAAAAAAGAAAATATATTATGTACACAGATAAATTGTTTAGCAGTCAAAAAACAAAACTTTCCTAAAATTGATGTAGAACAATGGCGTATACAAAGACAAAAAAGAGGGTACTTAGGAGGAGTGTCAGCAAGTGTATTCACACCTAGTGCAGCACAAAAAGTTGTAGAACAAGCAAAAACAATGTTAAATAATCCACCTACAACAGATCATCCTATGAATATTTGGCAAATAGAAAATTTAGTACAGTATCAACATAAAAGCGAACAACAACTTAAGACAGAAAACAAACAAGAATTACAAGATTACACACATTGGATAACTGCTAGGACAAGTATAGTATGGACAGCACAACAAAAAATAAATGCACTAACCAATAATATTGACTAAATAATAGTAGCATATAATGGAATAATATTATGACCAAAAAACTAGAAGATTTATTAAATATTGCACCTGATGATATCAAAGAAGAAAATAAAGAAAAAGCACAAAATGCTATTGTAGAACAAGAAGATACATTTAGAGATATTGCCGACTTTGATAAAATTGCAAGTGCTCTGCCTGCTGTTAAAGGCTTAGGAGATATGGCAGACAAAGAACTTAATGAAGTTGCAAACAAAGCTATGACTGCATACGATGATTTAATGGATTTAGGTATGAACGTAGAGTCAAGATATTCCGGCAGAGTGTTTGAAGTAGCAGGAACAATGCTTAAAACATCATTAGATGCTAAAATTGCAAAACTAGATAAAAAATTAAAGATGGTAGACTTGCAACTTAAAAAAGAAAAAATGGACAAAGACGGCGGCGTAGCTCCTGATGGTATAGTCAATGGTGAAGGATATGTTGTCACTGACAGAAATAGTCTACTTGAACGCTTAAAAGGTCTAGATAAAGATAAATAGTTTATAATAGGAATACAATTATGAAAAGTTTTACAGAGTACTTAGCCGAATCCAAAAAAGTATATTCTTTTAAAGTAGGCGTGGCAGGTGAACTACCTGAACATTTTGAAGATCATATGGAAAGAGGATTGCAAAAATTTGGCGTTGGCAAAATGTCAACAGGCAAAAAAACACCAATTCAAGAACGCCCACTAGATTTTCCACAGTTGGAGAATACAGAAGTACACTACTATGAAGTGGATTTAATGTATCCAACAACTAGTAGAGTATTACAAGAATACTTAGGAAGTGTTTGCAAAGTTCCACAAAGCCATATAATTGTACGTAACCCTAACGAACCACAAGAACTTTATCAGCAAGAAAAAGACGACGAAGAATATATAGCAAAACTTACACAAGAAGAATTAGGTGGTGAATCAGCACAGGAAAATGCTGGAGCAAATAGAGTAATGGATTTATTAAAAGAATTAGAAGCATCTCGCAAAGATCGCGAAGTTGATCCAATGGCAGAAGTGCCAACAGGTGAAAGCAAAGACATTGGCGATGTTGAAAATAGTAAGGCGGTATTATCGTGAGTAAAAAAGAACAAATAAATGAAGTAGCACCATTAGTGGCAGCGTTAATGGGCGCTCTAGTCGGTATGGGGCTAGAAAAAAATAAAGCAAAAAAAGCAGCACAGCAAGCAGTGAATAAAACACAAGGTGGATCACAAGGTGGTAGTACTTGGAATGATCCTGACAAAGCACCTAGAGTTCCACAAGGACGCGATGATGCCGAGCAAGCAGGAGCAAGAGCTGCTCAAGCAGTTTATGACAAAAACAAAGCAGCACAAGCAGCACCTAAAGCTCCAGGCGGTGTATACTATAACAAAAAAATGATTAGAACAGGCCCTATGGTAAAAGAATTACAAAAATTATTATATGGGCAAAACTCTAAAAAAGTAGACGGCAAATGGGGACCACAAACTTCAAAAGCTGTAATGACTTTCCAAAAAAATCAAGGACTCAAAGTTGATGGTATTGTAGGTCCTAATACTATGAAAAGATTAGAAAAACTAGCTGCACCTGATAATAATAAAAATCAAAAAATTCAAAGCAAAAGTTTTGCACCTCCATCTAGAAATACACAAAGCGGTAATCCAAATGTACCAAGGAGTAACCAGATGGCAAGTACAAACAACACAAATACACCTATAAATGAAGATATAACTATTTCGGGTAGTGCAGAGGATTTAATTCGTATGATGCAACTAGCTGGAGCAGCAGATGCAAAAGCAGTTGATGCAAATGATATAAATCAAGATTCTTCTTGCGGTTGCGATTCAGAACCAGATATGGGCGATATGGTAAGAATGATTTCTGCTACAGAAGAAGATGATGGAGTAATGGGAGACGAATATGACGACGAACCAAGTGCTCCAGACGAAGTTTACAGCAACGATGTAAGTGCAAGTATACCACACGGTGACGACTTACATAAGAAGAAAAAATCATATGCAAAAGTTGCTGGCGGCGATAATCCAATGGCACTAGAAGATACATTACGTGCGCAATTAAGTGCAGCTTTACAAGAAAAGAAAAAATAAAGTAAATACCCCCAGAACTCAATAGCGCCTTCGGGCGCTATTTTTTTGATTAAATACAATATGTCTAAATCACTCGACGGTGTCCTTACCAAAAAAGCAAATAAACAGGAAACATATACAGAAGCGCAAATACAAGATTTAATGTCTTGTATGGATAAAGATATAGGCTATCTATATTTCGCACGTAAGTTTGCACATATACAACATCCTGTTCAAGGTAAACTTATATTCGATCCTTTTGAATACCAATTAGGACTTATGCATAGTTACCATAATTATCGTTTCAACATTAATATGATGCCAAGACAAACAGGAAAAACAACTTGTGCAAGTATATATTTGGCTTGGTTTGCAATGTTTAATCCAGATCAAACCATCCTTATTGCTGCACACAAATATACCGGTGCACAGGAGATTATGCAACGTATAAGATATGTTTATGAACTTTGTCCTGACCATATACGTGCAGGTGTTACTAGTTATAATAAAGGTAGTATAGAGTTTGAAAATGGTTCACGGATTATCAGTCAAACAACAACAGGAACTACAGGACGTGGTCTTTCTATTTCTTTATTATACTGTGACGAGTTTGCATTTGTGCAACCTAACATCGCAGAAGAGTTTTGGACATCAATATCACCTACACTAGCAACAGGTGGTCGTGCTATTATTACTAGTACACCTAATAGTGATGAAGACACATTTGCTACTATTTGGAAGCAAGCAGAACAAAAGTTTGATGAACACGGTAACGAACGTGAGGTAGGTATTAATGGATTTCATTCATTTATTGCACATTGGAGCGAACATCCAGACAGAGATGAAGATTGGAAAATAGACGAAATAGGGCGCATCGGCGAAGAAAAGTTTCGTCGTGAATACGGCTGCGAGTTTTTGGTATTTGATGAAACATTAATTAATAGTCTTAAACTTGCAGTTATGGAAGGAAATAATCCAACATTAAATATGGGACAAGTGCGCTGGTATAAAACTCCGTCTTTAGACAAAAACTACACAGTTGCTTTAGATCCTGCAATGGGCACAGGTGGGGATAATGCTGCAATACAAGTTTTAGAACTACCAACATACGAACAAGTAGCAGAATGGAAACATAATTTAACAGCAATACCTGGGCAGATTAGAGTAATGCGTGATATATGTAAATATATTTCTGATACAACAAAAAGTGAAGGTAGTAATATTTACTGGAGTGTTGAAAATAACGGTATAGGAGAAGCAGCACTTATTGTTATCCAAGACTTTGGCGAAGAGAATATACCAGGATTGTTTATTAGTGAACCTATACGGAAAGGGCATATTAGGAAGTTCCGCAAAGGGTTCAACACAACACACGGTAGTAAAACTACAGCTTGTGCAAGATTAAAGACTATGATAGAAAATGATAAACTTGTAATAAGAAGCAAACCTTTAATTACAGAATTAAAAGGGTTTATTGCTACAGGAAGTAGTTTCCAAGCAAAACCAGGAAACACTGACGATTTGGTTAGTGCGTTAATTTTAACATTGAGGATTATAAATGTTATGAAAGATTGGGATCCAACTGTTTATAATACGTTTACACAAGTAGATCACGAAGAGGATTACGAAATGCCAATGCCGATCTTTATAAGTAGCAATTAGATAAATAACAAGTATGATGAATTTAGATTTAATAGCAGAACAACTGTTTAATTCAGTTAAAGGTCGCTTTGGCAATTTGACAATTGGCAATGATCAGGGCGATGTGACTAATGTTCCAAAAGAAGCAAGATTTTTTGATTTTGATTTTGGTCCACAGGCTAAACCCATTGGAAAAGTTAGTGTTAGCTTAGACGAAGAAAACGGAATTGTTATTATATACAACAAAGATATGATTGACGAAAATTATGGTCAACATAAAAATGATTGGTTTACGTTCTTAAAAGATATGCGAATGTTTAGTAAAAGAAGATTACTTAAATTTGAAGTGAGAGATATCACACGTTCAAACCTACAGAAAAGAGATTACAAATTTTTAGCAACAAATCGTCCCGGAGATAATACAATGTCAGAATCAAAAATGTATGGAAATCATAAAACAAGTTTCCAAAAATTTGGAAGTGCCAAACTTTCTATTAAACACAATGGTACAATTGGTGAAGGTGAAAGTAGAACAAGTAAAATTGGTTCTTTGTTTATTGAAACAGTAGATGGTGAAAAATTTAAATATCCATTTAAGCATTTGAGTGGCGCTAGAGCATTAGCAACACATATTGGTGAAGGTGGACACGCATATGACGACTTTGGTAAACATATTACAGGACTAAGTGAAGAATTATCAAAGTTAAGAAAATTTAATCAATACTTAAATCGTAGTAGTGTAATGGCAGAAACTTTATCTAAATATACCGGCAATGTTAAAGAGCGTATGACTAGTATAAAAAAAGAAATTGCAAATTTACAAAAGCCATCTTATTACACCGAAGCAGTAAAAAATTATACAGTGCCGGTAATGGAAGAAGTGCCAAATGATGTTGCAGAAAATTGGATTGATCAATTAACCGTAAAGCAATTTAATGAAGAATTAAAAGATATATTTCCTTACATATACAATTTAGTAAGTGAATCAACATTAGCAGAAACACTTACACCAGAAAGCTTTTTATCGGAACAGGATACATATCACAAAGTATCTCCTGGCGAAACAATTACAAGTATAGCACAAAAGTATGCCGATCATTTTCCAGGTGGCGTACAACAAGGTGTTGAAGAAATTGTGGATGCAAATGGTATTGCTAATCCAAAATTAATACAAGTTGGTACTGAATTAGTGATTCCAAGAGTAGCATCCGAACCAGTTGATATTGGAGGAATGCCAGGCGGTAGCACAAGAGGTATTGATCCAAAAGACAATTACAGTGCTGCTGATTTTAAACGTCTTACAAATCCTAGTATGGAGGCTGCATTTGAAGCAGCACTCAACACACTTATGGGTCAGTTTGCTGAGTCTATAAATGAAACAAAGTGCAATTGTGATGATGAAAAGTGTGATGATCCTAGAAATCATATGGACGAAAATGAAGGCAATGCCTATGCACACGCTGTAAGAACTGCAAAAATGAATGGTAAGAAAAAAGGCGACAAAATCGATCACCCAGATAAAGACGAAGATGATATTGTAATCGAAAAAGAAAAAACACCATTAGGCGAATTTGTACTAAGTTACTTTGATAGAGAACAAGGCACATTTCCAAAAGGCCCAACAGCCGTACTTACTATGGTAGAAAAAGAATACGGAGAAGCATATATAAAACCAGCAATGGAGTTCATAGAACGCATCGACGCAAAGGTCGCAGAAATAATGGGATACAAAGAAACAGATGTTGAAGAATCAGGATTACAGTACTACACAGGTAAAAAGAAGTACGGTAAAGACGGAATGGCTAAACTAGCACAAGCAGGCAGAGATGGCGCAAGTGAAGAAGAATTAGGCCGTATTAAAGACAAGTACAAAAAAGAATCTCAAGATATTCTAAAGTTAGCTGGTTTAAATTAATCAGCTAACTATTTGAAAATTTTGTCAAAATAATAGTTGACAAGATAAATAACATTGTGTAGTATAGTAATTGTGCTACACATTTAAGGCACAAGACATAGGCAACATTATAGGAGGCATTACTATGGCATCATTAGCAGAAATTAGAGCAAAGCTCAAAGAACAAGAAGCCGGCGCAGGCGGTCAACGCACAGGCGGTGGCGACAACGCAATTTACCCATTTTGGAATATGAAAGAAGGCGAACAGGCAACTATTCGTTTCTTGCCAGATGGCGACGATTCAAACACTTTCTTTTGGAAAGAACGTTTGATGATCAAACTTCCATTTGCAGGAATTAAAGGCGAGACAGACTCACGTCCTGTACAAGTGCAAGTTCCGTGTATGGAAATGTATGGCGAATCTTGTTCAATCCTACAAGAAGTACGTGGTTGGTTTAAAGATCCAAGTTTAGAAGATATGGGTCGTAAGTATTGGAAGAAACGTTCGTATGTATTCCAAGGCTTCGTAACAGAAGATCCATTAAAGGAAGATTCACCAGAGAATCCAATCCGTCGCTTTATTATTGGTCCACAAATTTTCCAACTAATCAAAGCAGCTCTTATGGATCCAGATATGGAAGAATTACCAACAGATTATACTGCTGGTGTAGACTTCCGTCTATCAAAAGGAACAAAAGGCGGTTATGCTGATTATGGCGCAAGTAATTGGGCACGTAGAGAACGTCCGCTAGGTGATGCAGAGATGGCAGCAGTGAATACACACGGCTTGTTTAATCTAAACGATTTCCTTCCTAAAAAGCCAGACGAAGTGGCTGTTAAAGTTCTTACAGAAATGTTTGAAGCAAGTGTAGACGGTGAAGCATACGATGCAGAACGTTGGAGCAATTACTTCCGTCCTGCAGGTATGCAAGCACGTACTGGTGATCCACAAAATAGAACACCAGCAGCAGCACCAGCAGCAGCACCAGCAGCACCAGCAGCAACTGATACAGGATGGCAAGATCCTGCTCCAGCAGCAGAAGCAGCACCACAACCTGCTCCAGCAGCAGAAGCAGCACCTGCAGAAGAAAACGCAGGCGGTGCGCAAGACATTCTTGCAATGATCAGAGCACGTCAAGGTTAATAATAGAAAGGGCTTCGGCCCTTTCATTCGTTTTTTAGAATAGGAGATAATATGGCTACTAAAGCATTCGATCCTTCAAAGTTTCGAAACAGTTTAACTAAATCAATTAAGGGTATGAGCGCAGGCTTTAACGATCCACAAGACTGGATTAGTACAGGTAACTTTGCACTTAATTATCTACTAAGTGGCGACTTTCAAAAAGGTATTCCGCTTGGTAAAGTATCAGTATTTGCCGGAGAGTCCGGTGCTGGTAAATCATATATTGTAAGCGGCAACATTGTCAAGGCAGCACAAGAACAAGGTATTTTTGTTGTTCTTATTGATAGCGAAAATGCACTTGACGAAAGTTGGTTACAAGCACTTGGCGTCGAAACAACTGACGACAAAATTCTTAAACTTAATATGGCAATGATTGACGATGTTGCTAAAACTATTAGTACATTTATGGATGACTATCGTTCAATGAACGAAGAAGACCGTCCTAAGGTATTGTTTGTAGTTGATTCGCTCGGTATGCTTATGTCACCAACTGAGGTTACTCAGTTTGAAGCAGGTGATATGAAAGGCGACTTTGGTCGTAAAGCAAAAGCACTGAAAGCCCTTGTAACTAACTGTGTTAATATGTTTGGCAGTTACAATGTAGGTATGTGCGTTACTAACCACACATATGCATCGCAGGATATGTTTGACCCAGATGATAAGATCTCAGGTGGTTCAGGCTTTGTGTATGCTTCTTCGATGGTGGTTGCTATGAAGAAACTAAAACTTAAAGTAGATGCCGAAGGTAATAAAACATCACAAGTACACGGTATTAGAGCAGCGTGTAAAGTAATGAAAACACGTTACGCTAAACCCTTTGAAGGTGTACAAGTTGAGATTCCATACGAAACAGGTATGAATCCATATTCAGGTATGTTTGATTTATTAGAAGGAAAAGGCTTACTTGAAAAACAAGGTAATCGTTACAAGTATATTGATAGTAACGGAGAAGAAACACTAGAATATCGTAAGAAATGGACAGGTGAACTACTCGAGATGGTCATGGCCGATTTACCGGCAAAAGAAGAACAAATGGTAAATATCGCTAACGCAACCGAAGAAGTTGTGGATCATAACGAGGAGCCGATCTTAGATGAATGAAGAATTTGTGGCGGATTTGTGGATGCTTTTTAAAGAGTATTTTGATAAAAAGCATATTGAAATGGCAGCTGAAAAATATGTCGACACATTAATAGATTATGGTTTAGCAGATGATCAATTACAAGAAATGTTAGGAACTGACAAACACTTAGATTATGCTATTCAATATTATTTAGAAATGGATCATAGTGACATTGACGATGATGATGAATGGGATGAGTAATGGGTTGGTACAGTCGTGTAAGTCGAAATGTAAATGAAATACCTGCAGCGATTCAGCATTTTGAATCTGAACTTATAGAAGCTAAAAAAGAGTGTAAGTTTGTAGGTAATGTTGAAAAACAAGCATCGTTAATGCCAGGTATTGTTGAACATAGATTTAATCAGTTGCAAGAAATTGAAGCCATACTAGAATATTTAAACATAGAGCTACGTAGATTACGTAGCTCGTTTTTCCGAAAGTATTTAGAAAACTATCAAAGAGCATTAAGTAGTCGTGATGTTGAAAAATATGTCGATGGCGAAGCTGATGTTGTTGACTATGAGAAAATTATTAACGATTTTGCACTAATGCGAAACAAATGGTTAGGTGTACTTAAAGCACTTGATCAAAAACAGTGGCAAATTACTAACGTTGTAAAACTCAGAGTTGCAGGAATGGAAGACGCAACTTTGTAAATAGAGTATGACCCTAACAGTTATACTTCCAGCCGCAGGCAAAGGTACTAGATTAAACTTACCTTATCCTAAAGAAATATTAAGACTAGATAAAAATCAAGCACTTATAGATTATAGTTTTGACTGGTTCAAAGACTATGATAGAAACAGTGTTGATTTTGTTGTAGTAATAAATGAATACAAAACCGAAATAGTAGAATATTTGTCAAAGTACAAACACAAATATAATATTGCTTTCGTATATCAAAATCCTAAAGAATTAGAATACACTGGTGCGATAAAAAGTGCATTTAGTTGGTTTGGAGAAGATAATGTTGTATTATTGCCTGATACTATTTTAAAATTAAAAGGCACTGAAGATTTATATACACAAGTCAAAGACAAATTAAATAACAATGAATTTGTATTCTTTTACAAAAAAGAAAAAGATCCATTGATGTTATCTACAAAAGGTGCATTACAAATGGAGAATAATATTGTAAAATATTATGAAGACAAACCTCAAACTGACTTTACAAAATTTAATGCATATTGGTGTAGCTTTGCATTTAGAGCTAGTTCGTTTATGCCTGCAATAGAATATATGGAAAAAAGCACACTCAAACAAAAGTTTAGTCCTAAACAAATGACAGCTACTCCGTTTTATAATTCAGAAGGTATCGAAGTTAATGACTATATAGACTTAGGTACGTGGAATGAAATACGTAGATTGTTAGCAGAATATCAGGAAGAATAATGTATTTTTATGTTGGTGATAAAGAACACAATAGATATAGTTTTAGATCAAGAGGAACTTTATTACTTGAAAATATGGATAGTAATAATAATGGGCTTATTACAGATATAAATCAAATACAACATAATGACAATAGATTATTTGTATTTGGTAAAAAATTTACAAATGAAATATTAGATGTATTGATAGAAAAAAATGCAAAATTTATTTGTGATATATCTGACTATAAATTTTATAAACAAGATGTAATAAATTTATATACAAAGGCTGCAAAGTATTGTAAGTTTTTTGTTGCTACTTGTGAATATCTAGCAAAAGATGTAGAAAGATTATTTAAAAACAAATGTTATGTTATAGCAGACTTAACAGAAAGAAAACAAAGCAAGCCAACAAAAAAAGTGTTTACAAAAACCGACATTGTAAAACTTGTATGTTATGGAGCAAGAAAAAATATTCATAAAGTAAACTTTGATATGATACTTGCTAATATGAAAACTATACATCCAAACGTACATATAGATGTTGTTACAAATAAAAATATAGACGATCCAAGTTGGTGGACAGATTGGAGTTATGAAACACAAGAAGAAATGGTCAATAATAGCGATGCTATTTTGTTGCCAATTTTTTACAAAGACAAAATAGAAAAATTTGTAAAAGGTAAAGGAAACAACAGACCAATTGATGCACTACAGCAAGGAAAGTTTGTTATCACACAAAGTTACATACCAAGTTATGTTGACTTGCAAGATTACATTTGGACAGGTAATTTAACAGCAGGATTTCAATACTTTGTACATAATCCAGAAGAAGTTTATCAAAAAGTTTTAATGGGCCAAGACCATATTACTAAGTACTATACACCAATTAAAGTAGTAGATAAATGGCTTGAGCTAGAAAGAATTATTAATGAAAAAAGTTCATAATTATTATTTGCCAGATACAGATATACACTTTGAAAAAATGATAAACAAGCGTATTAGTCAAGGCGGGCCTCCTGAATATCAAGATGATGTTAGAAACGCAGCATACAAATATGTTAAAGAATTTAATACAGCAATTGATGTTGGTGCAAATGTAGGATTATGGACTGTTCCTCTGTCAAAGAAATTTAACAAAGTAATTTCGTTTGAACCTATGGCACAAGTTTTTGAATGCTTAATAGAAAATACAACAGGTATTGAAAATGTTATTATCAATAATTTTGCACTAGGTAGTGAACAAAAAAACGTAGCTATGACTTATGATCCAAACAATACAGGAAACAGTTTTATCAACGGTAAAGAAGGCGACATTAAAGTAAAAACACTTGATCAAAGTTTTATGCCTCCATTTGAACTAATAAAAATTGATTGCGAAAGACACGAATTAGAAGTTTTAAAGGGTGGTATAAACACTCTAAAAAAATACAAGCCCATTGTAATAGTCGAACAACATCCTGATACAAAATACTGTGCAGGAGAATTTTTGAAATCACACGGTGCTGTTGAATTAACAAACGTTAGGAAAGATTTTATTTTTGGATGGTAAAATTGTAATTGTAACTGGAGGATTTGATCCGTTACATAGTGGACACATTGAGTATTTTAAATCAGCACGTTCTTTGGGCGATAAATTAGTTGTAGGGCTTAATAGTGATACGTGGCTTGAGAATAAAAAAGGTCGTGCATTTATGCCGTTTGAAGAACGTGCAAATATTGTCAAACATCTTGAAATGGTTGACGATGTTATGCTAGTCGAAGACGACGAAACTGGCGGCACAACAAAAGCAATTGGATATCTTTTACAAACAACAACTGGTAAACTTATTGTTGCAAACGGTGGGGATAGAGTTGAAGGCGAAATTCCAGAACAAGCAACATACGGCGATCATCCAGACGTAGAGTTTGTATTTGGTGTTGGCGGCGAAGATAAAAAGAATAGTAGTAGTTGGATACTCAAAGAATGGAGTCAGCCTACTACAGAACGTGCGTGGGGCGAATACAAAATATTAGACAAAGGCAATGGCTGGCAAGTTAAACAACTTGAGTTTTATCACGGCAAAGCATTAAGTGACCAAAGACACTTTAAACGTAGTGAACACTGGCACGTTGTAGATGGAGTAATTAATATGTTCCTAGAAGATAAGCAAGGTAATAAAACAAGCACATTGTTAGTACCAGGAGATAGTATTGACATCCCAGTAGGCTATTGGCACAAAGCTGTAAATTTAGATAATAAATCTGCAAAAGTTATTGAAGTATGGATTGGCAATAATTTAACCGAAAATGATATAGAAAGAAGAGACTAATGACCGAACCCCTTAAAGTATTTGTAGGATGGGATAGCAGAGAAGATATTGCATTCCAAGTTTGTAAACAAAGTATTTTAGAACACGCCAGTGTACCTGTAAAAGTTATACCTTTGAAACAAGATGATTTAAGAAAAAAAGATCTCTACAATAGACCTATTGATGCACTTGCAAGTACAGAATTCACATTTACAAGATTTTTAGTTCCTTACTTAATGGGATATCAAGGATGGGCATTGTTTATAGATTGTGATTTTGTGTTTTTAGATGATGTTAAAAAATTATTCGATCAGATTAATAACAAATATGCTGTAATGTGTGCGCAACACGACTATACGCCCAAAGAAGGCACAAAAATGGATGGGCAAGTTCAAACAGTTTATCCACGTAAGAACTGGTCAAGTATGATGCTAATAAATTGTGGCTCTTATACAAACGGTGTATTAACCAAAGAACTTGTAAACGATCCTTTAAAAACTGGCGCATATTTTCATAGATTTAGTTGGGTGCCTGATGCCGAAGTAGGAGAATTAAGTCACGAGTGGAATTGGCTTGTAGGATGGTATAACGAACCAAAAGATGGAAGACCAAAAGCATTGCACTATACTGAAGGCGGGCCCTGGTTTAAACAATACGAAGACTGCGAGTATGCCAAGGAATGGTACAAAGCAAAAGGTAAGTACTTTGAAAACGCCTATGTACACGCAAATGCCAAAGCCTCAAGCTTAGGCGAAAAAAGAAAACGTGATAGAGAAATAGACATAAGTGAAAGAATACATCCAACAAATTTAATAATGGATGATCAAAAAAAAAAATTAATTGAAAAATTTTTTAACTATCTTAAAGATCCAGATGGTAATTTTTACGATACAAATTTTAAGGAGGATTTAATGGCAATACGAGGTGATAGAGTAGCAGCAATCTTTCCTGATTCTGACGATGAAGATGGCAATTTTAACCCACAAAAAAAAGGATACGAGTTTGATGAATACTTAGAAGCATTAGTACAGGGCATTCCTAAAGGTATGCTTAGTACTTGGGAACAAGAAAAAACATCAAATGTTCCTTTACTTATAAGAGGCTTAGGTAAAAAGAGTCAATTAGCTATAAAAAACTGCTGGGAAAAACAACAAACATTTTATGCAATTGATAGTGGGTATTTAGGCAATGAAAGAACTAAAAGTAAAGTATGGCATCGTATAACTAAAAATGCTTTACAAAATTTAGGACCTATCAAAGATAGAGCAAATGACAGGATGAATAAAATAGGTTACAAATACCTTAAATTTCATCCAGGAAGTAAAATATTAATTTGTCCGCCTAGTGAGAAAGTTATGAAATTTTGGGATCAACCTACACCTGAAGAATGGACACAACAAACTATTAAAGAGTTGAAACGTTACACAGACAGACCGATTGAGGTAAGGTTAAAACCTAAACGTAACGAAAGAATAGCAGATGGTAATATTGTACACGCTTTGCAAAATGACGTACACTGTGTAGTTACATATAATAGTATTGCAGCAACTGAAGCATTACTTAATGGTAAACCTGCTATTGCTTTAGGACCCAATGCTGCAACTGTGTTATGTAATACAAGTTTATCCGAAGTTGAAAATTTAAATACTTTTGATAAATTGACAATTGAAGGATATGCTGCACATCTAACATATTGTCAATTTACAAAACAAGAAATGCAAGACGGAACGGCGTGGCGAATTTTAAATGAAAGTAGTTAATTATCTAACTAGTGTTCCTAGAGGTAATACCAATAAGCAAAAAGAAGAATTGCTTATGAAATTTCATAATGGTGTGCAACGTACTGGCGACGAGTCTCATTTGCATAGAGAATATTTTACCGTAGACTGCGATGCGGCACTTATACAAGGATGGGTATATAATGATACTACACCATCACATTTAAGTTTACGCAAAAAGGTTATAGAACATCAACAAAAAACAAACAGATACACAATAGTTGCTGATGCAAATTTGTTTTTGTATGCAAATAAGATTAATCCTCAAGGCTATTTGCGTTATAGTTTGAACGGTGTTTTTCCAGATACGGGAATTTATTGTGATAATAATATTGATGAAACAAGATGGAATCAAATATCTATCAATACAGGAATACGTTTAGAAGAAAACAAAAAAAACGGAAGTCATATTCTTATACTTTTGCAAAGACAAGGCGGCTGGAGTATGGGCGGAGAAAACGTAATTGATTGGACAAACAAAACTATTAGACAAATTAGAAAAGCAGGATGTGATCGAATGATTAGAATCAGACCGCATCCGGGTTGTAAAAAATCTAAACAATTTTTAAACCCAAGAACTAATCCTTTTTATAAATTAAACAAAGTTATGATATGCGATCCTGCCAACAGATTAGAAAATGACTTAAAAAATTGTTATGCAGTTGTTAATAAAAATAGTAGTGGTATAGTAGGGCCAATTATAAAAGGATATAATGCCTTTGTTACAGAGCCAAATAAAAGTCAATGTTCAGAAGTAAGCAATCATAATTTACAAGATATAGAAAACCCAAAAACTTTTGATAGATTAAAATGGTTACAAAGAATTAGTATGTTTCATTGGAATTTTAGTGAACTCGAAACAGGACAATGCTGGAGTCATATAAAAAATTACGTCCAGTAACTTTCGGTTCTTTTTACCATTATATCTTTAGGTAAACTTTTACCAGTATTCTTCCTATCACCTTTCATATGATCTATCCATCTACCAAGTTCAGTGTTAATTAACGGATGTCCACCGCCGCCAGTTTTTGCTTCTTTCAAATACATATCGGCACTATAATCCAATACATTATTGTCAATTTTTGTTAGTTGGTTTAAAATGTGTCCAAAAACAAAACTATCGTGCCATTCTTCTAATTCAAAAATACCGTTTTCGGCTTCTTCATAAAATCTTTCAAACTCTTTTATAAATTGTATACACATTGGATGGTTTTTATTTAATCCATAAAACCCGCACTCCGGCCAAGTTTGCGAACCTTTACCTCTACCTACATATGTAATCCATTTATCGTCTGGCAACAATTTTTTAAATTGTTTGTAACTCCACTTATTATGTACAAATGTATCGGCGTCCATCCACACACACCAATCTGTGCTTTTTTCAAATGCATCAAAAACAGCATAAACTTTGTTTGCAAAACGAATTGCATTCCATTTAAACTCTTTATGCCAATCTCTTGGTCTACGTGCTTTAATATCAGCAGGCGGTATACCATTTGCTTTTGGTATATCTTTCCAACGCTGTTTAAATTTATTTAATTTAGGAAGTTCTCTGGTTGCTTGTATTTCTATTATTTGCGATCTATTAGTTATAGCAGGAAAACAATTCTCTGCATAAACAAGTAAATTTATGTTTGGATCAACATTTTCAGCAAAACTATCTAGGAAACGTTGTCCGTATTTGTCTAGTCCTTGTTTATGAAATGTTGTTACCACAGTTATGTTTGCCATATTTCTTCCTTGTTAAATAGTACTGGAGTATTTAAGTATGAAATTTAAATTATGGAATGAATATGGAGCAATGAATTCAAAGCCAGTATTTGATGCTTTTAAAAATAGTTTGCTTAATGCAGGACATAGTTTGTCTGACAATGATTCAATAGGCAGTGCTGATGTACACGTAATATGGAGTGTATTATTTGCCGGAAGAATGACTCCAAATAGGCATATATGGAACGTATGTAAAAAACAAAATAAGCCTGTTATTGTACTTGAAGTAGGTGGTATAAAACGTGGAACAACTTGGAAGGTAGGACTAAATGGAATTAATCGTGACGCTTATTTTGGTGGACTTCATAATAATAGTTCTCGCGCTGATTCTCTTGGGTTATTTCTAAAACCTTGGAAGACAAGCGGAACTCATATTTTAATTTGTGGACAACACGATAAAAGTTTACAATGGGAAAATATGCCACGTATGAGTAATTGGTTGATGAGTATAATTGACGAAATAAAAAGTTATACAGATATGCCTATTGTGTTTCGGCCACATCCTAGATGCAGATTAGAACATATAGAAAGGCAATACCAAAATGTTTATAGAGACGAACCTGTAAAACTTGATAACACATATGACGACTTTAACCTTAGTTTCAAAGATGTTTTTGCAGTGGTTAATTGGAGTAGTAATCCCGGTGTGCAAGCAGCAATTGCAGGCATACCTGTTTTTACAGGACCGAGTAGTTTGGCTTATGAAGTAGCAAATCAAGAATTGTCGCAGATAAAAAATCCAATCACACCCGAAAGACAACAATGGTTAAATGATTATGCTTGGACAGAATATACCATAGATGAAATAGAAAAGGGTATTCCTTTAAATAGATTGACTAATCATTTATAATCTGTTATAGTTAAATTATGAATGAAATACAATACATCGAAGACTTGTTAGCGTGTGTCTTAGGCAAATGGGGACACACTTTCGCATTGAGAGATTCTGACTTATCGTTATTGAATAGTTTTGATAGACAAATTGTTAAGGGTGTTGCTCTCACAGATAGACAATATAATTTACTAAAATTAAAATTAGAAATATATACAAAACAATTTGAAAAAAATAACATACCTAATTGGAGTGCTGCATTACAAAGTATAAGCACTGAGTTTAGAGAAATAGATAGATCAAAATATATATCACTTGTTGAATTTGATAATATTGTTAAAAATAGTAGATCACATTATTCATTAAAAGAAGGACTATATATAAAAATTAGATTTCCTTTTAATAAAAAATATATAACAAAGTTAGAGTCAATTATACATAGTAACAATAATAAAACATACTTTCACGAAAAAAACTCTCACGAACATTATTTTAAATTTACTGCATTAAATTGTTACAAATTACATTCAGCATTTCCTGATTGGCAAATTGATCAAACTATTACAGATGTATCTAAAAAAGTACAGCAAATTTATGATAATAAAGATGCATTTATTCCCCAATATAAAAATAATAAATTTTTAAATGTAGATACAAATGTTGCTACGCAATTACAATCGACTGAAAAATTAAAAATTGCAGATTTATCTATTGCGTATGGGTTTTACGTTTCTGATATACAAGACAATACATTATTAGATAAGATTGCATATCGCAAACAACCAACTGTACTTGCTAACATTGAAACAAATAGTTTATACGATATAGTAAATTGTATAGATTATTTAGAAAGATATCCTTTGATAGTTTGTATAGATAAAGACGATGCATTTGATCAAGTTAAAGAAATGCATACAGCAATATCAAAATACGTTCCAAATAATTTACAAAGTGTTATGTTTAGAGTTGAAAGTAGTGATAAAAAAAATAATCAACTGAATAATTTTGTTAAAGAAAATATTCTTAACAACTGGGTAGACAAAACAACAAAAGTAGTGTATATTAAAAAAGATAAACTACCTAAAGTTTTACTTAAAACAGATTTTAAGCCACGAACAGCAGTTTGTAAATCTAGCTTACGTTCTAATAGATTAGTAACTAATTATGTAAATTTTAATTGCGATTTGATAGTTTACAATGATATAAGTTTAAGTAGTTTTACTGAAACATACTATACCAAAGGATTTAATAATTGGCAACTTGTAGATTAATAATTGAAGACGAAGTAAATATTAAACTAGAAGGACTAGAAGTCGATGTTCGGCGGAAGTTGTCAAATGCTCTCAAGTTCGATGTGCCATATGCAAGATATATGCCGCAGTACAAACTAGGACGTTGGGACGGCAAGGTTGCTTTCTTTGGCATAGGCGGTACTGGCTATGTTAATCATCTTGATGTTGTACAAGAAGTACTTGCTAAGAACAGAGTACAAATTGTTGACATTGATGATAGACGTCATCCAATACAATTAAACTTCAAACCAGTCACAGAAACATACTGGAAAGACCAAGGCGTTGTATGGCCTGAAGGACATCCAGCAGAAGGCGAAGATATTATTCTACGTGACTATCAAGTAGAAGCAATTAACAATTTCTTAGAAAATCCACAGAGCTTGCAACAGATTGCTACTGGTGCAGGCAAAACAATTACCACAGCAACGCTGTCACACATAAGCGAGCCGTATGGCAGAAGTCTTGTGATTGTTCCTAACAAGTCGTTGGTAGAACAAACAGAAGAGGACTATATTAACTGCGGCTTGGATGTAGGGGTGTACTTCGGAGACAGGAAGAACCTAGGTAAGACTCACACTATTTGCACTTGGCAGAGTTTGAATATACTCGACAAGAAGAACAAGGACGGATCAGCAGTGTTATCACTTGCAGAGTTCTTGGAAGGTGTAAGCACTATTATTGTTGACGAAGTACACCAAGCTAAAGCAGAAGTTCTCAAGAACTTGCTTACACGCAACCTACGTAATGCACCCATACGTTGGGGACTAACTGGTACAGTACCTAAAGAGAAGTTTGAGTTTGAAAGCATACACGCTTCATTGGGTCCAGTTATTGGAAACATTAGTGCTAAAGAATTGCAAGACAAAGGTGTACTATCGCAATGTCACGTAAATATTGTGCAACTTATTGATACAGTAGCACACAGAGGTTATCAGGAAGAATTAAAATATCTTGTAACAAATCAAGATAGAATAAATTATTTAGGCAAATTATTAAAAACAGTAAAAGAATCAGGCAATACTTTAATACTTGTAGATAGGATTAGTGCAGGTGAAATGTTAGCAGAACTAATACCCGATAGCACATTTGTTAGCGGTAGTGTTAAAGTAAAAGACAGAAAAGAAACTTACGACGAAATTAAAGAAGGTACAAACAAAGTTATTATTGCAACATACGGCGTTGCAGCAGTTGGCTTAAACATACCTAGAATTTTCAATCTTGTTCTTATAGAGCCAGGAAAGAGTTTTGTTCGAGTTATACAAAGCATAGGCAGAGGCGTTCGAAAGGCAAAAGACAAAGACTTCGTACAAATATGGGATCTTACAAGCACTTGTAAGTTTGCGAAGCGGCACCTTACCCAACGTAAAAAGTTTTATAAGGAAGCACAATACCCATTCACAATAGAAAAAGTGGATTGGAAATAAATGAATATTTTAACATTAGAAAACAAAAGTTTTAATTTAAATACAGTACCAGAAGAAGTAGACGATTCAGTAAGATTTAGTGTGCTAGATAATAGTAATCCTCAAGATCCAGATTTCTTTTTTATCCCATTAATTTTTTTAGAAAGCTTTAGTTCACCGGCAGTTGTACTTGAAATAAATAATAAGCAGATAACAATGCCATTGGATTGGTGTTTAGCAGTGGGTTGTAGTCAAGCAGGAAGTGACTTAGAAGTACTACCACTAACAAGTTTAAATCAAAGAGGGTTTGAAGCATACCTTTTTAACCCGTTAACAAGTAGTAACCCAAAATTTGGAACAATAGAAATAGTAAATTTTTACAATGATGTAAAATGGTATTTTCCAAAGCTTAAAACAGGTCAACTTTTAAGTGTTCCAATAGAAGAAGGCGATAATCCGTATTGTGCCTTTTTTGTAAAAGATATAAACCGCCAAAGTGAAGTTATTGACTTTGGAAAATTGTTATAGGAGATTAATATGAAAGCAGGAAAGATTTGGGGACAAACTGAACTTATCCACGCTAACGGTGTACTAGAGTTTCACCGGATTGAATTCAAAGGTGGCTACAAGTGTAGCGAACACGAACATCAATTTAAATGGAACGGATTTTTTGTCGAGTCGGGAAAAATGCTAGTTCGTGTATGGCAAAAAGATTACGACTTAGTAGATGAAACTATTCTTGGTCCAGGAGACTTTACACAAGTCAAGCCAGGAGTAATTCATCAGTTCGAAGGATTAGAAGACGGTATTGCTTTTGAACTGTATTGGGCTGAGTTTAATCACAATGATATTGTAAGAAGGTCTGTTGGTACAACTGTATGAGTTTATCAAAAGAATATCTAGATCAACTTTCGCATCTGCATAACACAACTAAATTCGGAAGTGGTGGAACAAACTTACCTAAAACAATTTTGCCTTATTTAGAAAAAATAAAAAGCTTATTGGATTTTGGAAGTGGAAAGGGATTCTTTTCTAATACTGTAAAAGAACATTATAAAGATATTAATTTATATACATACGATCCTGTAACATCTTGTATAGATTTACCAACTACTGTTGATATGACATATAGTAGCGATGTCCTAGAACACATAGAGCCGGCATATCTTGAAGAAACACTAGATATGCTTTTTAATATTACAACAAAATATCAATATCATTTAATTGCTTGTCATCCAGCAAAGAAAAAACTAAAAGACGGAAGAAATGCTCATTTAATTGTAGAAACACCTGACTGGTGGAAAAACAAACTTTCAAAATATAACTGGAAGATTGTGTTTGAAAAAGTTAAAGAAAAAGAAAAATTTATACAAGGACAGCAAATACATATGGTTAAGTATATTGTTTTGTTAGAAAAAAATGAGTAAACTTGTTACAGGGGAAGCATTGATTTACGAACGTGCAAACGGAGTAGTTTGGGCAAGGTATCGAGATCCTCCTCATAACACTAAACCAAGATGGATTATCGGAGGAGATCCGGGTGCAGTTGCCAGAGCGCAAGGTGAGTTGTTGGATTATGGTAGTTGGAAAGAACTATGTGAACTAGCATTACAAAACAAAACTTTGATGAAACAACTTGATAAACTAGTAACAACTTACTATCTTATAAAGGAATCAAAATGAGAATTATTGCAGGACCGTGTCAGCACGAGACATTAGCACAAAGTTCAGAAATTGCACGTGAATGTAAACGAGTATGTGATAGGTATAACATTGAATATTACTTTAAGGCAAGTTTTGATAAGGCAAACCGTAGTAGTATGCAAGGCAAACGTGGTGCCGGCTTTGGACCTACTATGACAGATTTCAAAGCGATCAAAGAAAAATTCAATGTAAAAACATTAACTGATGTACATACTATAGAACAAATACACAAAATAGATATGTTAGGAGATGTTGTAGATGTATTACAGATACCTGCATTCTTGTGTAGACAGACTGACTTAATCAAAGCGGCCTGTGCTACAGATAAAATTGTTAATATTAAAAAAGGACAGTTCCTTGCACCCTGGGACGTCAAAGGCATTTTATCTAAAACAGAAGGTGCCAAAGAAGTTTGGATAACTGAAAGGGGAACAAGTTTTGGTTACAATAATCTTGTCGTTGACTTTACTGGTTTGCAGTATATGCTTGACACTTATAACACTCCAATTGTGTACGATATTAGCCACTCGTGCCAAAAGCCCGGAGGACTTGGGGAATCTAGTGGTGGCAACAGGGATTATATTCCTGGTCTGGCTAGGGCAAGCAGTGCTCTTGGGATTACAAATTTTTTCATAGAAGTACATAAAGATCCTGATGCTGCACCAAGCGATGGTCCTAATATGTTGTACCTAAAAGATTTTGAAGACGTAGTTAAGCAGATATATCACTGCTACAGAGCAGGCAATAGCTGGCATTGGATGTGATGAAAAATGTTGCTGTATTAATTGATTTTTGGGTAGACAAAAATTCTAACTTAGATCTATTTACTAAACTTACACACAAAAAATGGATAAAAGAAATTGACACCAATAAAACAATCGATACAGTTATTGTTGCTTCATATGATGTTATAAAAAAAGAATGGAAAACACCAATAGCATTAGACACAAGAAAATTCGTAGGAAGTGATAATTGGAATAAAAAAATAAAAAACATTGATTACGATAAAATGCATAATGGTAGAAGAGATCACTTAACAAATCCAGAAGTATGGAGGTTGACAAAAACAAAAAATGTGTATACAATACATTATCCTTGGGAGTTTCAAAACATTGATGAAATACAATCAGTTTATATGTACGGAGCAGCCTGGGATATTTGTGTTCGAGACAGACCGCTAGGATTTAACTTTTGGTTACATAAGACAAAGGCAAAAGTAATGTTAACAAAAAATAGTTGTAAGTTTAGCAATCAAACTTACGTAGATTTTAACGCTATTCCTACTGTACAAAAGGTACAGGATAATTTGTACGAAATGATAAGGATGTAAAATGACAACAGCAATATTAATCCCTGCAAGATATGCAAGCACAAGATTTCCTGGTAAAATGATGGCACCACTAAATGGAGTTCCTTTAGTAGAGGTTGTTTACAATAAATGTGCAGCTACAGGACTAGATACATATGTTCTCACAGATGCACAAGAAGTGTACAATCATATAGGCGCTGGTAAGTGCATTATGACACAACAAGCAGAAAATGGCACCGAACGTTGTATGCAAGCAATTGACGAAGTACTACAATACGATAGATATATAAATGTGCAAGGAGATATGCCAGATATTACAGCACAAATAATACTTGCAGTTGAAAATGAATTACATAGAAGCGATGTAGCAACGGCATATACACCTATGGATTTTAACTTGCGAAATGATCCAAACAGTGTTAAAATGATACACAGCAGGGGCAGAGCACATTGGTTTTTACGTGCTAGTTTAGAATATGGCGATCATCATTTAGGTATATATGGTTATAATAGAGAAGCAAAGGCTATGTATAATGCAAGTACAAAATTTGTAGAAGAAGATATTGAAAAACTAGAGCAGTTACGTTGGATACAAAATGGTGTACGTATAGGCGTAGTTGAAGTAGAATTTAATGGTATAGAAATAAACACACCAGCAGATTTAGAAAAGTGGGAAAAAAATAATGGCTAAAGAAATAATTGTTAAAGAAGATAAAAAATTAATCGAACAATGGTTAAAAAATAATAAAATTACAATTTGTGAAGCGGGTGCTATCACTGAAGATATTGTATATACATTTGGTTCAAAGAAAAAGAAAGCGCCAGCAAAAAATGCCAAATAAAGAATTAGATCTTTTTAAAGAACTTATTCCTGCTATTGATATGGGCATTAAAGAGTTGTATGATGCAGCAAGTGAAGATGGCAAGAAAGATATAAAACTTGACTTATGGAACTTGAACCGTTATATTAGTAGTGTAAAAGGCAATTACGAAAAGACCGCATTAGCATTGTTTAAAGTTAATGAATACTACAACAAAAATTGGAATGTGCTCGGCGGTACTAATCACGTGAAGTTACAATGGCAATTATTATGCGTTGCAGGTAAAACAGGAAAGAAACAGTTTCATCCTTGGATTGGACTCAAAAAGAAAAAAGACGACAGCAGCAAAGCAGTAAAATTATTATCAAACATATATCCTGAAATGAAAATGGACGAGGTAGAAACCCTTGCTAGAATATCTACAAAAAAAGAAATTAAACAACTCGCCCTTGAATACGGTTACGAAAAAGTTGACATCTAAATATACTTGTGAATATTGTAATAAGAGTTATGTTAAAGAAAGCACACTCTTAGCGCATATGTGTGAGCCCAAAAGACGCTGGCTACAAAAAGATGAAAAACGTGTTACCCTAGGATTTTATGCATTTCAAAGATTTTACACATTAAGTGCAGGACATAAAAAAGATAAAACATATGAAGAATTTGTTAAGTCATCATTTTACAATGCTTTTGTTAAGTTTGGCAGTTTTGTTAATAACGTGCGTCCTTTGTATCCTGACAAATATATCGATTATGTTGTTACTAGTAATGTAAAACTTGATCACTGGTGTCGTGATGAAATGTATGAAAAATATGCAATTGAACTTATTCGCAAAGAAGGAGTTGAAACCGCATTAGAACGCTCAATAAATACTATGGCTGAATGGAGTAAAGAAAAAAATAGTTCATATAATCACTACTTTTTATATGCAAGTACAAATAGAATAACCTGGGATATTAAAGATGGTAAAATTTCTCCTTGGCTGGTACTAAACTGTAATAGTGGTAAAAAAGTTTTAAACGAACTTAATGACGAACAATTAGGAATGTTAAACAATGTACTAGATCCTCAGCACTGGGCATTAAGATTTAAACGACAGCCAAAAGATGTTGAACTTGTAAAACAAGTTGTGAAAGAAGCAAAACTATGAGGAGTAAATAAATGCCAGATATTGATATAGATTTTGCAGACAGAGATGTGATACTATCACAGCTAAAACATCGTGTGGCAAAACTAGATACAGGCAAGAAGCACAACACTGGTGTTTACACTACAGAGATTCCGCATAATCCTATAGATGGCATAAGTACTATTGAACATAAGACTGCGGAAGAACGTGGCTACTTCAAACTAGACTTCCTTAATGTAAGCATCTACAAAGATATACGCAACGAGGAACATCTAACAGAATTAATGGAAAGGACACCACTATGGCAACTTCTGGAGCACAAAGACTTCGTAGACAAAGTTTTTCATCTCTCAGGACACGACAAACTGTTGAAACAATTGAAGCCCACATCGGTAGAACAATTGGCTGCTACCCTTGCGATTATAAGGCCTGCCAAGCGGCATTTGGCAAATCAAAGTTGGGAAGAAATCTTAAAAGACGTTTGGATAAAACCAACCAACGGTGAATATTACTTTAAGAAGGCACACGCATTTGCTTATGCAATGAGTGTTATAGTACATATCAATTTATTGTGTGAATTAGCGTTTTCTTAAAACTTGTACGCTTTTTCTTTTTATTCTTTTGTTTGATAAATTATTTAAATTGACACAAGGGCCTACAGATATTTTTACATCTTTTGTATTCATAGTCATCATTGAATAATTAAAAGGTAACATTTCTGATTTTAAAAATATATTAATTGGAATCATTCTGTTTGATTCCCACCACCAAACTTCACCAAGTTCTAAAAAATACTTTTTTTCTTGATCTGTTTTTAATTTATTAAAAACATACATTGTTGTCACAAAGGTATCTTGATTTGAAACGATACCTACATATTCGTTACCACCGTAAGCAACAACACTTACATATGGAAATTTTTTTTCAATATCTTTCAATAACATTTTTTCTCATTATATTTAATAAATATGTATATAGTTATAGGATCCTTTATGCAACTAATACCAAGATATTTATACAAAAATCAAATTGACGTTGTATCAAACGATGTAGGATTCATTGTGGAGTATAGACCAGTGTATAGTAGACAAGTAAAAGTATATAAGGGCGTTGACAATAAAGTACAATTTAGAATGCTCAACGCTGATCAGAAGCCAATTGATATTAACGGTAAGGTAGTAAAATTTGAAGCATTTGATGAAGAGAAAGATCAAGTATTGCTTTATGATGCAACCATATTAGATGACGGATCAACTAAAGCAACCAAAGGTTTGTTTTATGTAACGATAACCGAGAATGATTTATTGCCATTGCCGTCGCAATATTTAAGCTACACAATCTACCTACTAGAAACGTGCGATACAAGAGAAGTCACATACACCAACAGAGGCTTTGATGCCTGTGGACACATATATGTAGATGATTGTACACATCCTACAATACGCAGTAGCAACAAAGTTATTAACTGGTTGCCCACAAATGAAACGTGGATTGCTGGGTACGACGATGCAAACAGAATCACTGCACAACCTAAAATTAATAAAAACGAAGCTGTACATACTGTTGCTTTCTATACCGATGCTTACAATGATAAAGGATATATAGGAAACGTGGAAATACAAGGAACTTTAGATAATCAAGTCACCGGATCAAATGATTGGTACACTATTGACACTATTGCATTTGATGGCACTGAAGTTCGACCTGTGCTAAATGTGTTTAAAGGCGTTTATTCGTATTTGCGCTTTATAGCAGATACAGATCCTGAAGAAAAGTTGTTAAAGATTTTGGTGAGAAACTAATAAAAAACCAGTATGGATAAATATAAGTATGAGTAACAGTGAGACAATATTATCATTACAATCACACCCAGGAGACAGTAGTGAACAAACTATTAGGGGTGATAAGTTTAAAGGCGACGGATATTATAGCCGAGATGACGGTTTACACACTGTTCAAGTCAGACTGACAAACTTTGTAGGCATCATTGAAATAGAAGGAACACTCGGAGTTGATCCACAAGATCCGTTCTATACTAATTGTAATGACGGAACAGATTGGACTCCCGTTTTAAGTGATAAACCTGTTTGTGTTTCTACCACAGGATTATGGCAAAGCGAAATAGTACCATTCAAACTACAATATGACGAGCCAGAAACAAGTATTAAAATTTATAACTTTGTAGGCAACTACACTTGGGTACGTGCATATATCACACGTTGGGTAGGCGGTACAATTAATAGTATTAAGATGAATCATTAAGGAATAACAATGAGTTTTGAATTAGTAAATGTAGGATCAGGAAAACTCGCAACAGACGGCGAATGTATTCGTGATGCCTTTGTAAAAATTAACAGCAATTTTACTAATGTATTTACGCTTATTGGCATTACACAAAACGTTATTACTGTTGATATTGATAATACAATAACTACAACACAAAATATTAATCTGCAAAACAGCAGTAATCAAACTGTAGTACAATTACAAGTTGATCTAAGCAACAACCTTACTGTAAATGTTGATCAAAGCATAATTATGACAATTGCTAATCAACTCAATATGACAGCAGAAAATGAAATCAATATTGTTTCAACATCTGGTGACATTAACATTACAACCGTTAACAACGATATTGTAATGACTGCTGATAATATTAATTTAAATAATCAACTTATAATTAACAACACAACTACTGAATTAAATATTCCTTCAATATCTTCGCCAACCAATGATAATGCAATAACATTTAACAATAATGATATAGACATTGTGTTAGCAGGACCGACATACGGCGATATTAACATCAATGCAGTTACAGGCGATGTAGTAGTAACAGGTGCTACAAACATAAACAATATTTTTAGTATAGATTTGTCTAATAATATTAATATGGGACTTAACGATGCAATTGCTATTGACTCAAGTGGCAATGTTACTATAAATGAATTTTTTATAATAAATGCAAACAATACTGTTAACTATAACGATTTGTTTACGTTAGATAACACTAACCAAGCAACATTAGGTGTTAACGAAGCTGTCACTGTAAGTGGCGCACAAGTTGTTACAATTAATGGAAATATAATACAACAAAACGGCAACATTAATTTTAACAACTTGGTAGAAATAGATGTAACAAATACAGAGGTTACAATCGGCGGTTCTGCTGTAACTATTGATAATTCTTCAACAAATGTTTTAAATATTGATGCTAGTCAAAACTTTATTACTAATTCAACAAGCATTAATATGAACAACGTGTTAACAATTGATAACAGTAACAATGTTACACTTAACAGCAATTCTACAAATATACAAAATACAATTAACATAGACAACGGCGATAGAGTTACTATTGAATCTACAACTTGGAATATTGAAAATAACAATATTCAAACAATGAATGTTGATATATCAAATAATGTAACAATGACAACTGCAAATTATGATATTGACACAACAAATAATTTTACTGTAAACAACGCACTAACAATTGATAACAGCAATAATGTTACAATGACAACAAATACATTTGATATAGATACCACTAATGATTTTACTATAAACAATGCATTTACAATTGATAACAGTAACAATGTAACATATACAGCAAACACATATAATTTAAACAATGTATTAACCATTGACGCAAGTAACAATGTATCATTTGTTTCAAACACGTATGACATTACAAACAACAGTGTAAAAGTAATGAATGTTGACAACAGCAATAATATTGATATGATATCTAACTCATACGATATAACAAACAATAGTGTTAATGTTTTTTCTGTAAGTAATACAAATACTATGGTATTGAATAATGCAATTACTATTGATGCAAGTAAAAATATTACGTATGATAATGGTACAACAATTAACTTTGGTGCAGGAGATGTAAATTTTGGATCAGGTAACTTAGATTTTGGTAGTAGTACATTAAGCAATCTTGGAGTAAATGATCTTGATACATTCAATATTACAGCGCCTGCAAATAATGCTTTAATGGCTTGGAATAATGCAGCAGGTGAATGGCAAGATATACAATTAGCACCACAAGTTTACACAAGCGGTAGTGACTTGGTACTTGATGGAGGAGCTCCATAATGGCAGTAACATTACAAATAAGAAGAGGTACAGCGGCTCAGTGGACAGCAGCAAATACAGTTTTAGCAGCTGGTGAACAAGGCTACGAAACAGACACTGGGTTTATTAAAGTAGGTGACGGTACAACTGCTTGGACTGCATTGGCTTATGCAATCAAAGGTAGTTTTGACGATATTAGTATCACAACAAATTCACCATCCGGAAACGGTTCGTTATCATTTGCAGCAGGTACTTCTACATTTACATTTACACCTGCAGATAGTAGTAACAAAATAGAGTTAACAGATATTAGTATAGGCTCAAATGCAAGTGCAAGTGGTACAGGAGGTGTTGCATACGACGATAGTACAGGTCAATTTGTCTATACACCACCTGATATTTCTGCAGAAGAAACATTAACAAGTTTGTCAATAAATGCTAATGTACTAACATATACAGACGAAGCTGGTACAGCTAATACTATAGATTTGAGTTTATATTTAGATGATACTAATCTGGCACGACTGACATCGGGTACATTGAATGCAGGAACCGGTATAGCAACATTTAGCAGAGATGACGCAAGTACATTTACTGTAGACTTTAGTGCATTACTAGATGATACTGATACTAATGATTATGTAGACACAGTTGGGTTTTCAGGCGGTACACTTACACTAGGTCGTACAGGCTCATTAGCGGACTTAACTGTTAGTTTAGATGGACGTTATTTACAAACAGAAACTGATCCAGTATTCACGGCTGCAACAGTTTCTAACATTGCAGACGGCACAGGATTTTTAAAGAACGACGGGTCAGGTACTTGGAGTTATGATAATAGCTCATACATAACAACGATTGCGGGTACGGTTACTGGCACATTAACACCTGATACTAACGAGGCATACGATCTCGGTAGTGCAAGTGCTAGATTCAAAGATTTGTATCTAAGCGGCAATACAATATATTTAGGCACATCTACAATATCATCTGGATCAGGTGGCATTGTAGAACTACCAACTGGCAGTACAATTGGTGGAACACCAGTTTCCACATTCAATGCTAGTTTTGCCGATTTAACAGGAAAACCAACAACAGTAGCCGGTTACGGCATTACAGATACTGTAGATAGTGTAAATATTACTAGTGTACAAAATGGTCAAGCATTAATTTATGATAGCACAGCAAGTGAATGGGTCAACGGTACAAACGGTAATGATGTTTATATCATTGACGGAGGTAATGCAACCGCGGTATATACAAATGGAGATTTAATCCTAGACGGAGGAAGCGCATAATGGCGACAAAATTACAAGTTAGAAGAGACACGGCAACAAACTGGACGAGTGCAAATCCAACGCTCAGTGATGGTGAATTGGCGTATGAAACAGATACAGGGTATATGAAAATAGGAAATGGCAGTACTGCCTGGACCAGCCTGTCGTATTTTACACCCGATGCAGTAGATGGAGATGCTAATACTACATATACATTCGGAACAACAGCAAGTGGTAGTGATGCAAATATCACACTCACTGGCAGTGATTCAACAAACGATTCAGTAACTCTTGTAGCAGGAACAAATGTCACCTTAACCGTCGCAGGTGACAATATTACTGCTGCTATTGATACTGATCTTGCAAACTACAATAATAGCAACACTGGTTTTATGACAGGTAGTTCATCTAATGCACTTACTAATAAAACAGGTAACATTTCGCAATGGACAAATGATTCAGGCTATCTAACTACTAGTGTATCAGGTGCTAGTGCCGGCCAACATTTACAATGGAACGGTTCGGCTTGGATAAACACTTGGGACTTTAATTCAAGTGCAACATCTTTCTTATCGGGATTCCGTACAAATCGCTATATTGAATATAGAAATGCTTTAATTACAATTGGTTCAATAAGTTCAGGAGATACAGTAGATTTTCCAACAACTTCCGGAACCGATGCAGGAATTGAATGGCAAGTAAATAATCCGGGTACAGACTTTGTTGCTAACCTAACTCCAGGACCAACAAACATCAACACATCGTCGTATTTTAGAATTATAATCGATAATACATCTGGTGCCACTAAAGGTAGTATTTCTGGAATAAAAAGATTTGGATCAACACAAACAGTAAACTGGATAAACGGATCTTTGCCATCAGTAAGTGGAGAAGATATATATGATGTATATGAAATATATTGCTTTAGAGGTGATGGCGGATCAGATGAAACTTGGTATGCTCATCTTTTAACTGCTGGTAATAGTCTTTCAACATTACCAGACGTTGATACTAAAGCAAACAGTGGACCAATCAATGGTTATCTATTAGCATACGATAGTTCATCACAAAAATGGGAAAATACAAATCAAATAGATCATAGTATTACTTTCCGTGCAGGTTTGGCTGCTACTGGCCCTGGAGTAACACTCAACAGTCATATGTATGATACACCTTTGACAATTTCTGAAGGTGATGATGTTACATTTAATTTGGATGCTGGAGTGTATGGATCATCTGGTAGATGGACTTTAGAAAATGTAAACAATAATTTTACAGCAGATATTACAAGCGTACCAACTGTTACTTCTGTATATAATAAATGGATTATTGTTGTAAACAATAATATATCACCTGGTGTAGGAATGACAGCATTAAAACTAGACGGTGTTTCAAAAACTATTAACTGGGCCGGTGGAGCTGTACCTAAAACTCAAACTGGAAGATTTGATATCTATGAAATCGAAAGATGGAAAGAAGCAGGTGCATTAGGTGACGAATACATCTTTGTTAGACATTGGAATGATGACAAGTACGACGGTGATATCACTGGTAGTGTGTTTGGAGATGACAGTACAGTGCTTGTAGATGGTGTAAACAATACTATACCAGCAGCAAATTTAAGTGGAGCATTACCTGCTCTTGATGCAGGTAACCTTACTAATATACCTGCAGGAGATATTGTTACAGATACTACTCCGCAACTTGGAGGTGGTTTAGATCTCAACGGAAATGATATCACAGGTAATGGTAACATTGAATTAGACACAAACAAAAACTTAACTTTTAAAACTGTTGTTAGTGGCAACGACGAAACCATTGGTAGTATAATTGCTTCAAACGGCACAAACGAATTTAATAAAGTTACATTTAAAACAGGGCCAGACGATTACGCCAACAACGGTGAGGTTAAGTGGGCAACACGAGTAAATGGTACACTAACAGAAATATTTGAAATAAACGGTAGTTCACTTGCAAAAAGTGGTATGGTAATTAACCCCAGCAGTAACGCAGGAATTGATTTTAACATAAAAGGTTCTAATGACGGATTGCTTGTGTTTGTTGATTCTGGAGAAGACAAAGTTGGTATTGGTAAAGTACCTGCTAACGGTATCTTAGATGTAGACGGTGATGTATATGCAACAAACTTCCAAGGTACTTTGGTTGGAAACATTGGCAACTTTAGTTTAGCGTCTAGTATTATTGATACAACTGACAGTAGTGGAATAACAGTAACACCTGCTGTTACAATGAGCAGCGACTTAACAGTTCAAAATAATCTTGTGGTTGACAATAATATACAAGCTACAAGTGCAGACATAAGCGGTAATGTAGCACTCAGCAGTAACTTAACAGTTACAGGTACTACAACAACCAATGGTATTGCAGTGTTTGAAAAAGGCGTAATCGAAGGATTTAGTAATTTAACAGGTGCAACCGGAACTGTTGCTCACGATTGTGCTAATGGACATATATTCAAACACGCAAGTATTGCAGCAGATTTTACTGCAAACTTTACTAACTTAGGTTTAACAAACGATCACGGAACAATGATCGCACTAATACTTACACAAGGCGGCACAGCATATATTCCAACAGCAGTCCAAATAGGTGGAGCAGCACAAACTATATTGTGGCAAGGTGGTAGTGCGCCAACAGGAACAACAAGTGGAACTGACATAGTAAGTTTCAGTATTACACAATCAGGCGGTGCTTACGTAGTTTTAGGACAGCTTACATCTTATTCATAAGGAATTAATATGCCATTTTTAGCAGCCATAAGTGCAGGATTTACAAACGCTAGAGTAATATTACCAGGTACTGGTGGTGGCGGAGGTAGTAGTAGCCCAAGTGCTGACGGTTGGCAAGCTAATACAATAATTAGTGACTCCTCTAGTGGAGGTGGCCCATCATTTGGTATAAGAGGCGTTGCAGGATTATCAGATGGCGGCGTTTTTGTATCAGGTAATGAAAATGCAGACGATATAGGCTTTGCAATGTTAACAGATACTGACGGTGATGTACAGTGGGTCAAACAACTTAATGCTAATGCATATTATGCTAGATTTTATAGTGCTTCAGCAAACGGAACCAGTCTTTTTGCAACAGGTAATGATTTTGGATGGGGAGCAAATGAAGCTGCGGCAGGTAGAACAAATGTAGCTGCTAGTATAGCTGCTAAGTTTGCTAAATCTGATGGTTCCGTTGATTGGATGAAAGTTATTAAGAAAACCAGTATAGGAAGTGTTAATGATGGGTTTGATAATTCAATATCAAATAGTGTAGCAGATAGTGACGGAAATCTTTGGTTAATAGGAAGATACAAAGGTACAAATACCGAAAGCAATTTACATATTGCGAAAATAAATGGCAGCAACGGTGCTTTAATGTCTATGCACAAACGCACAAAGTCTCCAGATACCAAACAGGATAACATTTATGGTATGAAGTTAGATGCTAGTGGAAATATATATCTATTGTGGCAAGTATATGACCCTAACAGTTCTAACTCAGGAGTTGGGGTACAAAAATTAAATAGTTCATTTGCAATACAATGGACTAAAATGTATTCAGACACTACATATAATAGTGATCGTGGTTATCAGTTTGATTTGGATTCTAGTGGAAATGTTTATGTATCTGGTTATACTGGACAAAGTCCTAGTTCAGGTACGATAGCAAAACTTAATACTGCTGACGGTACTATAGCTTGGTCTAAACAACTTAATACTGGAACAAACCCAGGAACAGGTGTAGATGACATTAAAGGAATGGTTGTTGATAATGACGACAACATATGGTTATGTGGTCCTTATGGTCCAGCCACACCATACAATTTTGTATTGACCAAATATAATTCTTCGGGTGTGATTCAAAATCAATGGGGCATAGCCGGAGGTAATGGTTACACATTATATAATTCAATTAACACAATGGATATAGATAGTAATGGTAATATATTACTTGGGTTTCAGATGTCTAAAACAGGATCTGCAAGAACATCAATATTTAAATTACCAGCTATACTTGAAGCAGGAACATTTACTGATTTAGTAATTACTGATAGAACAGCAGTTGATTACGCATACAGTCCTTCTGCTATTACACACACTACCTATAGTATGTCAGATGTTAGTAGCGATTTTGAAACTGCTGATTACAACAGCGGCAGTTATGCATTGTTGCCAATTTTTACAAATACATTTACTAAAGACGTTGATCCAATTACCGGTGGTTCAAGTGGTGGTGGCTCAAGTATTGCTTGGGGCGGAGACCGTGGATTTGCTATGGGAGGTGAAACTTCAGGCCGTGTTGATGATATAGAATATTATGATATCACTACCCCTGGGAATGCTGCTGATTTTGGAAATTTAACCCAAGCAAGAAATAATGGTGCTGCTGCTAGTAACGGTACAAGAGCATTATATGCATCAGGCGGTATACCTGCAGGACCTACAAATGTTATAGATTATATTACTTGTGCTACACTAGGAGATGCTACAGACTTTGGTGACGTAACTGGCGATAACGGAAGCGAATATGGTAGAACTGGACTAACCGGTGTTGGTGATGGAACATATGGTATATTTATGGGTGGTCAAATACAAAGTAGCTATGGTTCAAATGTAATTGACCGTGTTACTATTGATACACCAGGTAATGCTGTGGACTTTGGTGATTTAACATTATCTGTTGTTAGATATGCTACGTCAACAAATGATGCCACACGTGGTGTAAGTATTGCCGGTCAGCCTCAAAGTGGTTTCTTAAACAATATGGATTATATTACAATGGCAACTCCAGGCAATGCTACAGACTTCGGAGATCCATTACAACAAATACTATATGGTAGTAGAGGTAATGTCGGTAATGATACAATAGGTGTGTTTGGCGGTGGTTATCCTGATACTAACTATGTACATTCAAATGTTCTTCAAAAAATTACAGTGCAAACCACAGCCAATGCCACTGACTTTGGTGATATGACAGCAGGGGCAATTAATATGGCTTCTACTACCAACGGCAGTAGAGGTATGTTTACAGGCTTACAACGTTCAGGTGGTTATGTTGTTGATATGGAATACATTACAATAGATACGCCCGGCAATGCAACAGATTTTGGAGACTTAACCATAGCCAAAGGAACTGCAAGTGGTGTATCAGGAAGTGCATCGTAGTTTATATTCGTCTATAAGTACAGTATGACAGAAATTGCAAAACCTAAATCTAGCACAGAAATAAAACAGATTGATCCAGTTACATTTGGAATCACACCTATATCTTCTAGTAAAATTAATCCACAAGCTGTTGCTATTGTAAATGAATTTTTGCCTGAATTAGAGCAAAAGACAAAATACTTTGATAGGAACAATTCGCAGTCAACACTAACTATGATGAGTCTTACAATGCTCAATGGACAATCTCCAATGCGTGTAATGAGACAGGTCCTTGCTGAAACAGCAAAACGTAAAATGGCATTAGCAGAAGCTCAGGTTAGTCACGCTAAGGCATTAAAAAGAATTGAAAAGCTTCAACAAAAATTAGATGACAATCCAGACGACGGAGTTACAAGTGCAAAATTACGTAGTGCATTTGTAAGTATCGAAATGATGGAAAGCAAGATAAATGGATCATTTAAAGATATTGCAACACTTGTAAATGCATATAATAATCTAAAAGAAAATTACAATGTAGAAGACTGGACTGAACAAGAATTCGAAGACAGCGAAAAACAACATCACGTAAGACGTGGCTTTGAATTAATGTATCGTAACTTAATGGATGGCGGTCGTGTGTCAACTAGCACCATAGAATATATGCAACAGTATGGTGTACATCCCCAAGTAGCAATGCTAGAAGTTCAAGGATATATAAATCTTGTGAATGCAATGATATCTAAAAGTCAAATACCTAATTCAAGTCATTTAGAAGATTTTTTAGACGAGATGTCTAACAAGTATTTTAAAAATGCAGACATTGCTTCTCAGCGTTTATATGGTAAAGAAGATATTACAAACACAGAAATAATGAGTCTTATAGAAAAAGATTGACATTGTATCGGTACGATGCTAGTATAATAGTATGAGCATTGTGTCTGACGTCCTTACCCTATATCTGCCTGGCAAGCGCAAAACTACACCTAGTGGGTGGACCAGTTTTAATGCGCCTTGTTGTGTACATAACAATGAAAACACAGACACAAGAGGACGTGGTGGTGTTATATACGAAGGCGATACTGTAAGCTATCATTGTTTCAATTGCGGGTACAAAGCAAGTTGGCAACCAGGACGTAATTTAAGTTATAAATTTAAAAAACTTTTGCAATGGTTAAATGCACCAGATGCTGATATTACAAAACTAGCACTAGATGTTATGCGTGAAAATGAAGGTGTAGAAGTACAACAACGTAAAGTAGAACTACCTACATTTGGCACTGTGCATTTGCCCGAAGACAGTGTACGCATTGCAGACATTACAGAGTTTAACAAGCATAGTATGGCTGTTTTAGAATATATGGCCGCACGTAATTTAAACTTGGATGATACAAATTATTACTGGTCTTCACAGTTAGGATATAGAGAAAGACTGATAATACCTTTTACATATGAGGGGCGTATAGTTGGATATACAGCCCGTACAGTAGGGGAAAGCAAGCCAAAGTATCTTACTGATAGTCAACCTGGTTTTGTATATAATTTAGACGAACAAGGACATAATAAAGCGTTTTGTATATTGTGCGAAGGCCCGCTAGATGCAATACACATAGAAGGTACTGCACTAACAGGCAGCGACATTGGAGATGCTCAAGCTTTGCTATTGAATAGACTAGGAAAAGATATATATGTTGTTCCTGATAGAGATAAAGCCGGTAGTAAGTTAGTAGAACAAGCTATTGATCGAGGATGGCACGTTAGCTTGCCTGATTGGGAAGATGAGATAAATGATATTGGAGAAGCTGTAGAAAAGTATGGAAGGCTATATACTTTATACAGTATAGCAAGTGCTGCCGAAAGCAGTCCGTTGAAAATTAGATTAAAGGCAAAAAAATGGTTTACATTAAAAAATTAATACGTTTAATTATATGGCCGTACACAAGAATTAGAGATGAATTACGTTATCGTAAAAGATTAAAAGAACTCAAAAAAAGAGATCCATTTATTTACAAATGAAGAAAAAAATACTTGATTATATAATGCATACTGATCCTTGGGCTAAAATATTTTGGAAGCTTTGGTTTTGGTACGGAATACGCAAAGCAATGAAAGAACGCAAAGCCAAAGAAGCAGAAAATGCTAAAAAGCCACGTATGACAAATGACGAGTATTGGGAGAAAGTACACAATGATAGAAATAATAATGTATAAAATATGATCACTTGGGGAATAAGTGCTAACAGTCACGATGCAGCACTAGCAGTATTTAAAGATAAAAAACTAGTATATGCAAGCCACAGTGAACGATACAGTGGTATTAAGAATGATCCACACCTTAATAAAGAGATAATTAACTATGCACGTCAATGGGGAGAGCCTGATGAAATTATTTGGTACGAGAGACCCTTTAGAAAAACTCTTAGACAGATTCGAGCAGGACAAAGCTTCGGGTACTTTAGGAAAAACAATATTAGTCGCTATCTTCGACAGTATGGTATATCTGCTCCTATTAAGTATACTGATCATCACCTTGCCCATGGTGCTGCCGGTTTTTATACTAGTCCTTTTGCAGAAGCCAGTGTTGTGGTTATCGACAGTATTGGAGAGTTTGATACACTCACTATCTGGAACGCAACCAAAGAAAAAGGGCTCAAACGTATCTATAGACAGACGTATCCACATTCCGTGGGACTATGGTACTCCGCGTTCACGCAAAGAATAGGATTAAAGCCACAAGAGGATGAATACATTCTTATGGGTATGGCAGCATATGGAGACCCTTTAAGATTCTTTAATGAAATATTAGAGGAGTTCTTCCACCCTATTGATAGTCACGACGGCTTACAAGGCTTGGTTAATATAGCTTGGGATAGACCCAGGGTCAAATTACGTCATAATTTGCATAGAGGATGTATGTGGTGGCGGCCAGAACTTGATACCCCACAAGACCTAATGGACATAGCGGCTGCTGTGCAATCAATATATGCGTACATATTGAAATATATAAGCAACTGGGCTAGATGGAAATCTCCTTCGGGTAATCTTGTACTAATAGGAGGCTGTGCTTTGAATTGTGCGGCTAATAGTACTATACGCAGTGATTGGAATAATGTTTGGATAATGCCTAACCCGGGAGACGCCGGCAGTGCTATTGGTGCACCTTTAGCTCATTGGCGGCAGCATATCGAATGGCCGGGTCCGTATTTAGGACACAACATAGAAGGAGAATATCCTGTTGAAGAAATATTACAAGAATTACTTACTACTGGTATTGTTGGCGTGGCCAACGGCCGTGCAGAGTTTGGACCTAGAGCTCTTGGCAACCGCTCCTTACTTGCAGATCCCAGAGGAGAAGATATTAAAGACCGAGTCAACAACATTAAACAGAGGCAACTTTTCAGACCCTTTGCACCCGCTATATTGGAGGAACATACCAAAGATTACTTTGACGGCTACACCGGACCATATATGCAATATACATCAACTTGCACAGATCCTGGACTACCTGCAATCATCCACGGGGACGGCACCAGTAGGGTACAGACAGTTTCTAAAAATGAAAGCACAGGCTTTAGAAAATTGCTAGAACGTTGGTATGAAGAGACAGGGTGTCCGTTACTGTTAAATACTAGTCTAAACATAAAAGGTCAGCCGATTGTAAACGACGAGGCCGATGCTAAAGTGTTTGAAAAACATTATGGAGTAAAAGTTTGTACGGTTGCTGCAAAAACGTAGATATATCACGGCACGAAAAAATAATTAAAGTTGACAAGTTTGCATATCGTGTTATAATTAATTATTGTAAAAATTGCGGGCAAGTTAAAGCACAGTCACACATTAGAGAAGAAAAGAATGGCAACAAGACAAAACACTGATTATGGTTATGATATACAAAAGGTATATCTTGAAATGTTTATGACAGACGCACAAAGTTTTGTGCGCTGTCAGGGTGTGTTTAATCCTGATGCGTTTGATAGACGTTTGGTAGAACCTGCTAAATTTGTAAAGCAGTATGTTGACGAACATAATGCATTGCCTACTTTTGATATTGTAAATGCAGCAACAGATAGCAACTTAAAAGATCCAGGGCAATTAGCAGAGAATCATTATGACTGGTTGTTACAAGACTTTGAAACTTTTAGCAAACACAAAGCATTAGAGTCGGCAATTCTTAAGAGTGCAGATTTATTAGAAAACGGACAATATGGTGCGTGTGAAGACTTGGTTAAGCAAGCAGTACAGATTGGATTACAAAAAGATCTAGGCACAGATTACTTTGCAGATCCAAGAGCTAGACTAGAAGGTATCAAAGATCAAAATGGACAAGTTAGTACAGGCTGGCCGGCACTAGACAAGAAACTGTTTGGTGGATTCAACAGGGGCGAACTAAACATCTTTGCAGGTGGATCAGGATCTGGTAAAAGTTTGTTCTTAGCAAATATGGGTGTAAACTGGTGTTTGCAAGGATTGAATGTTATGTACTTGACTTTTGAACTTTCAGAAGCATTGGTTAGTATGCGACTAGATAGTATGACCACAGATATTCCAAGTCGTGATGTGTTCAAAAGCATTGATGATGTTGAAATGAAGGTTAAGATTATCGGCAAGAAGTCGGGTGCATTTCAAGTCAAGTATATGCCCACAGGTAAAAACAGCAACGATATAAGAGCGTATCTAAAAGAGTACGAGATTAAAACAGGACGTAAAGTAGATGTACTGTTGATTGACTACTTGGATTTGATGCATCCAAATGCTGTTAAGATTAGTGCAGAGAACTTGTTTGTTAAAGACAAGTATGTGTCAGAAGAACTGCGTAACTTGGCTATGGAACTTAACACTATCTTTGTTACAGCGTCACAGTTGAATAGATCAAGTGTGGAAGAAATTGAATTTGATCATTCGCATATTAGTGGTGGTATAAGTAAGATTAATACAGCAGATAACTTGATTGGTATCTTTACAAGTAGGGCTATGCGTGAGCGTGGCAGATATCAAATACAACTTATGAAGACTAGAAGCAGTAGTGGTGTTGGACAAAAGATTGATTTAGAGTTTGATGTAGACAGTTTGCGCATACGTGATTTGGGCGAGGATGAAGAATATCAAGAGTTCCAGAAACGTAAGAGTACTGTGTTTGATCAAATCAAACGAGGCAATGGTACACCAACAGTAGAAGAATCCAAGGAAGATCCAAGCGAAGGTGATACTGTAGGTAAGATAAAAGCAGAAGCAAGCACAGTTGAACTAAGAAACTTTTTAAACAAACTTGGTTCATAATTTTCTGCCTACGTTTTTTCAATGCTAAATAGAACGTGCTGCAAAGCACCAGGCATATAAAAAACTACAAGAGGCATACAATGGCAAAAGATTTAGAAAACATTGAAAAACTACTCGCACGATTTAAAAGGCAAATACCAGAAGGTACACAATACGAACAGAGACTTGTTGAAGAGTTTGAGTTAATAATTAATCTACGCTTCACAGATTACTTCCTACAAATATGCGACATAATAGACCTCACCACCGATATTAAACATATGACACGTGGATCGGCGGGCAGTAGTCTTGTATGTTACTTGCTTGGGATTACAGACGTGGATCCCATCAAGTGGAAGATACCTGTGGCGAGGTTTATGAACCCACTCCGTGACGACCTGCCGGATGTTGATATCGACTTTGAACATTGGCGACAACTAGAAGTAATGAATCGCATATTCAAAAAGTGGCCCGGCAAAACGGCAAGGTTAAGCAACTATGTCACGTT